CAGGGAGAGGAGCGATCCGCGCTACACGCAGCGTTAACCCACATCAAGACCAGGCAACCCGGATACACCGCTAGTTGGTTAATGAAAGTTCTTGGTTCTGAGGGAATTACTATTAGCGACATGAGTATCTATCGTCATGTCAATGGGAGGTGCAGTTGTGGCGCTGAGTGACAAAATCAATGAAGGACCAGCGGACAGCAATGTTTCTAAGCTGGGCAAGATTGCTGAACTAATCGAGCGTCAAGGTATCAACCTTGAGGAGATTGGCGCAATTAAAAGGGTTTCTGTTTATCAGTCCCTAACCAAGAACGTTGACGGCGAAGCTGAGGTGCACGATCTTTACGGCATTCAGTTTTCACCTTCCTGGGAGCTTGGACCACAGTGGCCAGTTGTTCAACCAGGCCCCGCTGTCAAGATGCCAAAGCCCGCAGTGAAACGCGCTGTCAGCACCGGCAACAAGGTCTGTGTTGTTCTGCCTGACATGCAGATTGGTTACTATCGTGACCAGTACGACACGTTGGTTGGTACACACGATGAGAAAGCAATAGACCTAGCAGTAGAACTGTGTCGTCGTGTTCGCCCTGACAAGATCGTGATGCACGGTGACAACCTGGACTTGCCTGAGATGGGTAAGTACCGATTGTCGCCAGCTTTTGGGCGCACCACACAGGCAGCCATTGACTATGCAACGGTGATGGTTGCTCGACTTCGTGCCGCAGCACCGGAAGCAGAAATCTTTTGGATTGCTGGCAACCACGAAGAACGCTTAGTCAATTACTTGCTCGACAACGCGCAAGCAGCTTTTGGTATCAAGCGAGGTGCTGCACCAGAGTCTTGGCCAGTCCTTTCTGTGCCATACTTGTGTAGATTTGATGAGCATAACGTTACGTACGTGCCCGGCTACCCGGCTGGGCAAGTTTGGATCAACGAGAAACTAAGAGTCATACATGGAAGCAAAGCGAAATCCAATGGATCGACAGCACACCAGTATCTCCAGCATGAAAAAACCTCAGTGCTGTATGGACACGTTCATCGCAGGGAATGGGCCGAGCAGACCCGTGAGGATTATGACGGTCCTAAAACAATTCTTGCTGCCTCAGCAGGGTGCCTGGCTAGAACTGATGGGGCCGTTCCCTCAACGAAGGGGGGCATCGACCTTGATGGGAGGCCCATGCCGGTCACGGAGAACTGGCAACAGGGCTTGGCTGTAGTCACATACCTGGACGGAGACGCCCCCTTTCATCTAGAGTTGGTCCCAATACGTAATGGATCGATGTTCTACAGGGGTGTTCTTTATGGCGACGGCTTGGCTGATTTGTCCAATCTGTGATACTTCCTGGCCTTCTTCACAAGGTCACAAATGCGCTATCTGTGGATCATCAGGAGAACCGGACAGGAACCCTTATGACGACCGCACCGACGACGACAAGTGAATGGGAACTCGTAAGCGTCACATGGATTGACGCCTTCGATGGAGACACTGGCTGGACAGAGGTAGCTGAATACGAAGCGGAAGCCTGCATCTGCTTGTCCCTGGGTTTTGTGTGGCCCGGGGCGCTTGAGGGCTACCTAACTCTTGTGTCCGGTTTCATTATTGACGCAGAGGAAGACATCAACACCGTCTCTAATGTGGCTCACATACCTCTGAGTATGGTGAAGCGCATACAGCATCTGGGAACTAACTCCAGAAAACTGTGTGACACGGTTGTCGTACCATAACTAAATCGACATACTGTTAGACAACCCATAAGGAGGGAACATGAGAAAGCACTACACAGTGCAGAAGCCAACGCATGGCAGTCAAGACTGGCTGAACCTGCGTTGGAAGAATGAACAAGGCGAAGCACGTATCTCCGCCTCCGTTGCTGCTGCGGTACATGGTGAACACCAGTACACCTCGGCAGCTGACCTTGCGTTCGAGCTGCTCGCTGACGCACCGCCCGCCCCGTCCACTCCAACGGCAGCGATGGACCGAGGTAACCGCCTTGAGCCACTGCTGTTGGATTGGTACGGCGACATCAATGGCGTCAACGTAACCGCACCCGATGAGATGTTTTGTTACGACGAAGATGACGTGCGATTAATTACAACGCTTGACGGAATCAGTGCACATAACGGAACACCCATCGAGGTGAAGACGTACAACCGTCGCTGGACAGGGCAGCTTTCACGTACTTGGTATTGGCAGGGCGTACAGCAGGCCATCTGCGCCAACAAGGACGAGATCGAGTGGGTCATCTTTGACTCTGATCTAGAGATGCAGCGCTACACCCAGGTTGTCACCAGTGACGAGAAGCAGCAACACATCGAGGCATGTCGCCGCTTTCTTGCACACATTGACATGGGCATGTTGCCCGAGATTGCACAACCAGAATACAAACACGCAACTGCGTTACACCCGGTTGGTAATGGTAAGACCGTGGAATTGCCTGAATCAATTGTCGAGATCGTTGCTGAACTTGCAGCAGTCAGGGATCAACAGAAGTCGCTTGGCAAAATCGAGGACGACCTCAAAGCCCAGGTCTGCTTGTTGCTCGGCGAAGCTGAGTACGGCACCATGAACGGTGAGCCGGTGATTTCTTGGAAGACGGCGAACCGCACAACATTTGATGGGAAGAAGTTTGAAGCAGAGCACCCGGCCCTGTATAACAAATACAAGACAACAACTCCGTACCGCACCGTGCGTGTACTGAAAGGAAAGTGATGAGCAACATCGTCAAGCACACAGCGCAGGACAAGATGGCAATGGCTAACGCACTAGCCAACGCCAACCTGTTACCACGTGCATACCAAAAGAACCCAGCTAACTTGCTGTTTGCAATGGAGTACGCCGACGCAATCGGTGTGCACCCCATGACAGCAGTGCAATCAATCCACGTCATTGACGGCAAGCCGTCAGCATCAGCGCAGCTAATCGCTGGCCTTGGTCGACGTGCGGGCCACATCGTCCGTGTCAAGTTTGACCGCAAGACGATGACCGCCACCGCCGAGGTGATCCGCAAGGATGATCCTGACTACACATTCCAATCCGTATGGGACATGGAACGTGCACGGTCAGCAAACCTCACAGGTAAAGCAGTGTGGAAGCAGTACCCCGATGCAATGCTCAAGGCACGTGCAATCACAGAGGTAGCTCGTGACGCATTCCCTGAAGCATTGTTCGGTGTGGCATACACAGCAGAAGAACTCGGCGCTGATCGCACAGACGAGGATGGTGCACCAATCCAGGAAGCAGTTGTCGTTGAGACACCAGCAATTGGTCCAGCCGAGTTTGTTTCCACTGAGAACGTCGAGCGCTTCAAGCAGGCTTGCCTCAAGGAAGGCTTTGACCCATTCATTATTGCTGACTTTGCAAAGGTTGACCTCAACAATCTGCGTGAGGCAGACATGCCGCAGCTTCGTGAGGAGTTCAAGCGAGCACAACGTCAACGCCCTGAAAGCGTCATGTTGAAAGAGGAGGATTATGCCGAGCCGGTCACCCCGGCTGAAGTCAAAAGTCGCCCTCGCAAAACTACAAAGCAAGATGACGAACCAGCAGTGGAAGTATCAGAGGAAGTGGCGGTGGTAGAAGATGAGTGATGACATTGTGACCCGACTACGGGATTCAAAGTTGGACTGCGATTATTGCGATTCATGGCATATCAACGGTCAAGCCGCTGATGAGATTGAACGCTTGCGAGCAGAAGTCGCCCGTCTCAGTTCTTTCATTCACCCTATTGGGACAGTTATAGGCAGAGAGGCGGTGCGTGGTGCCAGCGCGTAGAACCGTTGACCCTAACGGTGTCGAGCGCACCACCGAGATGGTGGCGCTTCGGCTTACCGAGTCACAACTAACAACAATCCTGACGATTGCTAAACAGCGTGACAAGAGTGTGTCGTATACCTTGCGCTCACTGATTGCGGAGGAAGCAGAAAGGATTGGCCTTGTCGAAGAACAGACAGAAGGGGACAGCGTTTGAAACGCAGGTGGTCGAGGTGCTCAAAGCAAATGGGTTTCCATACGCTGAGCGCCGAGCCCTGCATGGCACCAATGACAAAGGTGACATCACCGGCACTGGCCCGCTTGTTTGGGAATGCAAGAACCATAAAGAAATGAAGTTGTCAGAGTGGCTAACCGAAACAGAACAAGAACGTTTGAATGCGGTTGCCGAGCACGGCATACTTGTAGTCAAGCGTCGAGGTAAAGGCGACGCACTTAAGTCCTACGCCGTAATGGAGTTGGAGCAGTTAATCACCTTGCTGCGTGAAGCCGGATACGGTGCAGCAATAAACAAGGAGAGCAAATGAATCAGATCAGCATTGTGGGCAAGGCCGGACAGAACCCCGAACTCAAGTTCACAAATAATGGCATGGCAGTGTGCACCTTTTCGGTTGCCACAAATCGCAAGGTCAAGGACGAGAAAGAAACAACATGGCATGACTGTGTTGCTTTCGACAAACTCGCCGAGAACATTGCAGGCAGCATTGCAAAAGGCAACGAGGTCATAGTCGTTGGTCGTCTTGAGAAGCGCAAGTACGACAAGAAAGATGGAACCAAGGCAGAAAAGGTGCAGATCATCGTCGACAACTGCGGGTTGTCATTGCGGTGGGACTGTGCTAGCGTTGGTGCAGAAGCGGTCAGCTCTGGAGTGCAAGCATTCCAGCAGACATTCTTCGAGGGCGCTGAAGAGGAGCCCTTTTAAGCCAGTCGCAGACTGGAACCGACAAGGCAAGACCTACGGGTCCCAACAGAAACGGAGACAAGATGCGACTAGCAACTCTTTTGTGTGTTGTTGTGTGTGTAGCAAGTGGGGGGTCAGCGGAAGCGCTGGCCCCCTCTGCTTTCACCGGATCGCCCCCGGTATTCGCCGCTGATGTGTTATACGAACACCGGTGGGACGAAGCACTAGGTCAGATGCGAGCGGCCACTGATGCGTTAGACCCTTACTCAGAGTTCAAGGGCAAAGTTATCTTTACTCAACGCTTCATGAACGATGTAGCGCAGTGCGAAACGGGCCAGGACCCGCAACACGTAGGTCGTGCAAGTGTGTCTTATGGTGAGGGCGCAACATTCCGAGGTGCATTCGGTAACTGGACAACGAGCAATGGCTCAGGAACATTCGAGTACTACGGTGGACGTGAATTATCTGGCACGTTCTGGGCGAACGAAGCAACGTACGATCAACAGAAGGTTGTGTTCATACGTAAATCATTGTACGGTTGGTTTGACAGCGAGCGAGGTGTGTTCGTACCACCAGCTGGCTTATCAAACAACAACTGCCTACGTTATGCGTGGCCAGTCGAATACGAGGTACACAAATGAGCAAGGAACCAATGGGCTATGACGATTGGATTCGTTACGGTCTTGAGAGAGGATTCTGTGGTCCGCCGGTATGCGAAACACACGATGGTTTACCCATGACAGCACAAGAAGAAGAGGACTTTTATGACGGTTCTGATCCGTGTATACCTATAGTGCGGCTCATGGAAGACAAAGCACACCAACAAGACATAGCCAAGAACCACACGCCTTCACAATGGCGAGCTGAACCTTTCTATGATGTCAAATGAAAGACTCAGCATGGGACGATGATCTGTGGGCATTGAAAGATGCCGACATGACATGGAGAGATGACGCTTACTGCCTTGGTAGTTCGCCAGAATTGTTCTACTTTGAAGCAGGACAAAGCAAGCGCAAGAACTATGCGGTCAACGAGTTCTGTGCTAAGTGCGACGTGCGTGAACGATGCCTGGAGTTTGCTCTCAACAACGAGGAACGCTTCGGTGTGTGGGGTGGGTTGACTCCGGCAGAACGCAATCGGATACTCAGCGATAGGCGTAAAGCTGCAACGTTGGTATTCAATCCGGTCAGCGGTAAGTTTGAAAGGCAGCGATGAAACAGGTATGGAAATGTCAGGCTTGCGGTGCAAAGATAACTCTTTACATACGCCCAGTAGAGCCCCCGACACATGCCTGCAAGAAGCGAGCAAACAGAGTGATAGAACTCAAGGAGGAAAGCAATGACAACAATTAACCAAGAGAAAGTCTTCATCGACATGCTGGTAGAAACCATCCTGGCAGACGAAGACGTAACCGAAGAAACACTTGACAAACTCATGGCAGCAAGCGAAGGACTTGAAGCCGAGACAGTTATCAGTTGCCAACAAATGGCAATGTCAATCGTGACAATTAGAAAAGGAATGCAATGAGCCATTTTTTTGAAACCGTAGTAGCAGTGTGCTTGGCCAACTACATGCTCGCAGTTATCGCCGTGGCCTCCCGAAGGTGGAGCGACAAACGCGCATACAAGAAGTGGGCACAGATAGAAAACCTGCGTGATTAAATACATAATCGGTTGGTCAATCGGTGCCATAAACTTATGGGTCACGCTGTACCTAGACAGGAAAAGACATGGCAAAAAAAACCGAAGTGCCGGCAGGGCTAAGAGAAGTAATCCACAAAGAGCTGAACAGTGGGATGTCGTATAAAGGAATTGCTTCCAAGTACAACACTACCAATAAAGCAATGGAGCAATACGTCTTTCAGCACTACCGACAAGTGGGCTGGGAGTGGCGCTACCGATAAGCTACCGACAAATGAAGCGGAGTCCTTGCGGGGGCTCGCGCAAAAAAAAAATGACATCGGGTTGCCCCCAAAGGGTCGGCGAGGATACCGCCGATTACACAAGAAAACAACGCCGAGAAAATAAAAGTGCCGAGGTTGTGAACGGTTAGACCGTTCGCTAGTTTTGCT